CGGCGCCGGCACGTGGGCGTTCTCGGCGCGCACGGTGCGGAAACACCGGTCGTGCCAATGCACCCAGGGCGGTGGCACATCGAGGCGCTCATAGGCGCGGCGCAGGATGACGTTGTCGAAGCCGGCGCCGTTGCCCCATAGGTAGGGCTGTGGGCCGGGCTGGCCGATGAAGCAGGCGAATTCCTGCAGGGCCTCGGGCAGGTTGACTGCCTGGCGGTCGATCAGCTCGCGGCGGGCGGCCTCGCCCTGGCCCAGCCACCACAGCACCGTCTCGGCGTCCATCACGCCGCCGTGGTGCACGCTGCTGTCCAGGTCCACCACGCGGTAGAAGCTGCGTCCGAGCACCTCGGCGCCGCTCTCGCTGAGGCCGAACTCGACGGCACCGATGGCGACGATGGCCGCATCGGGGCCGCGGCCCATGGTCTCCAGGTCCAACATGATGTTGGTGAGTTTCATGCTTCGTCCCTCCTCAGGACTTCTTTCAAGCGGATGCGCGTGGCCAGGGCCTTGAGCGCCTCCGCGGCTTCGGCGCCGCGGGCGCGGCGCCGGATCTCGATGTACTCATGCCGCTGCTGCGTGCTGGGCATGTGGGCCACGGCGCGGGCCTCGCACTCGTGGCGCCACTCCTCGCTCATGCTGTCCACGACGCGGCCGTCGATCAGGGTGACCGGCCCGGGGGCGCTCACCTGGATGACGTCGGCGCTCACGCCGCTTCCTCCCTCTGGGGGATGGAGGCCACGGCCCGCAGCGATACGCTGGGCTCCCGCAGCAACCACGCCGAGAGGTCACAGAATGACCAGTACCACCCCACGTGCGCCCGAAGAAAGCCCCTGGTATCCGCGACATGCGTCAGACCGAGCCGACGAACTGATCGACGAGCTTGACGAAGCGCTATGTCGGCAGCTCTACGATGCACTGCGACCCATGCAGTACGAAGAGTGGCTCGACTGGATGTACTCGCACGAGGCAGCGATCGCTGAACACGATGGGATAACTGCGTCACAGCGTAAACGCCGGCTGCACGCTCGCTCAGGAAGCGTTGATAGCGCTCGGCTGCAGCACGCGTGCGTTTTCCTGGCGCTGTGGCACGCGCGCATGGCGTGGCATCACGGCCATCTGCCGAGCCGGGCGCAGCCTGGGCACCGCCCCGACGAGCAGCGGCGCATGCTGCTCGCCAGTCTCGCGTCGTTGCGTAACGCGCCGGTGCGTGATCTGTGGCCGTTTGAGTGGCACCTGGAAGATGAGCCGTGGCATCCGCCTTTCGAGGACTATCAGGACCACCGGGAACAGGCGTAACGGCGTTCATGCCACCACCCCCGCGATCTCCGCCGCCTCGGCCGTCGCCTCGAACGGCACGACAAAGAAGTCCTCCACCCCCCGCACCACGGTGATGCCGGCGATGCCGCGGACCTTGTCCGGGTCGGCCAGGATGGCTTCCTTGTTCACCTCGGCCCGGGTGCGCACGAAGGGGTGCAGGTTCATGCGCACCAGGGTTTCGATCACGCCATCGGCGTTGGTGATGCGCACGCTGGGCGGGCGCACGCGCCAGCCTACTTCCCCTGTCACCAGGTTGGCGCTCTTGCCGAGCTTGTCGGCCTCGCCGCAGAGGTCGACGCGGTGCGCCTCGCACCAGGTCTGGATGCCCTGCTGCTCGGCCTTCATGGCGTCGGCCAGCGGCGTGAGCTTGGCCTGGAACTCTTCGGTGATGGCCGCGATCAGGTCGTTCATCTTGGTTCGGATGCGCTCGAACTCGCGGTTGGTGTCGCCCAGGCGGCGGATGGCCTGGGCCACCTCGCTCTTGGACTGCGGGATGGCCGCGGTGGCGGCTTTGGCTTTGATGCGGGTGGCCACGGTGGGTGGTCCTTTCACGGGTGGTGGTGGTGAGGAAAAGTGAACAGGTCGGTCTGCGCGTCGGGCGCGGGCTCTGCGGGGGCACGGTTGACGGCCTTCTGCACCTCGCGGAAGGTGAGCTCCTGGCCGGCCTCGGCCAGCGCCAGGGTCAGCTCCTCGAAGGCGCGGTAGGTGCTCAGTGCCGGGCCGCGCGGGTCGGTGAGAGCATCGAAGCGGGCGATCAGCCAGCGGTTGCGCTGTTCGTTCAGCGCCGCGACGCACACCGGCACGTCGGCCACGTCACCGCCCCAGTGGGCGGCCAGGGCCTTCATGGCCTCCTCGCCGATCAGCTCGGCGTAGCGGGCCCAGCGGCGCGCACCGGCGGCGTTGGCGTCGGGCTGGCGGGGCACCACCAGCTGCACGCCCGGCCAGGTGTTGATGAGCGTCACGGCGGCCTGCGCGCCCAGCCGGCGGATGAGGGCATGGGCCGTGGGCGGCAGCAGGTGGGCGACCAGCGCCAGGGTGCGTGCGTTGAGTTCGCGCGGCGGGGGCGTGTCCGGTACCGCGGCGGCAGCCGCGGGTGCCTGGGCGGGAGTGGGCGTTTTCATGCGCTGCCCCCCTTGCTGCGCACCGTGCGGCTGAGTGCGCCCACCAGGGCGGTCAGGTTGCGGTCGTTGCAGAAGTCCACGCAGCTGGCCCAGCCGTTGCGCTTGGCAATGGCATCGGCGTAGGCCATGCCGTGCACCTCCCCGGTGGCGCGGCTGAGCTCGCTGAGCAGGGCATGCACCTTGGCCATGAGGCCGGCGCGGTGCGGCGCGGGCGCTGGGCGGCGCTTGGTGTCGGGCCGGCGCGGGTTGACGGCACCCTGGCGGCGCATCCAGTCCAGCACGCGGGCGCCTTCGACAACGGTCAGGTCGGTCGCGGAGCGCTTGCCCGGGTGCTGGGGCGTGCGGGTCTGCGCGGCCAGCATGTCGCGATAGGTGCCGTCGTCCAGGCCGAGCTGGCGCTGGGCGGCCTTGATGGCGCGCACCTGGGCACGGCGGCGCTGCTCGCGCGCCTCGGTGGCCTGGGCGACGGTGGTGAGGGCGGGCTTGACGGGTTTGGCGGGCGTGCTCACGGCGTTCTCCCGGTGGAGGCTGCGGCGGGAATCACCTCCGGCACGGACTCGATGGGCAGGCTCATCACCGGGCCGCAGGCCGCCGCCCACTGGCCGGCCAGTTGCTGGGCGGCAGCGGCGCGGCGCTGGGCCTGCAAGGCGGCAGCGCGCGCTGCGTCGCGCTCGTCGATCAGCCGCTGGTCCTGGCAGGCCAGGCCGAGCAGCACACCGGCCGCGAAGGTGAGCACCAGGGGCAGCAGGACGCTTTCTGTCCAGCCGGGCGACAGCACGCTGACCCGCAGGCGGGGGATGCGCGGGCCGATCACGGTTGCACCCCGGCGGTCGCCACGGGCGCCTTTGCAGCCGGCGCGCAGCGCACGACCGCCCAGACCCGGTGATGGGGCCCCAAGGGGGGGCGCCGTGCGTCATGCACGTCCAGCACCTCCACTTCGCCGCGGCCGTACATGGCCAGCAGCGCCTTGCGCAGCGTCTCATGGCTGAGGCAGGTGATCTCGGTAAGCACGGTCACCGAGGCAGGCCCGTCCAGCAGGGCGTCGAAGACGGTGCACACGGCGTCGTCCGAGACCAACCCCCGTTCACGGGGCAGGGGCGCCGATGTGCTGTCCGCGAGCGGCTGCAGGGTCAGCTCCGTGCGGGTCCAGTGCGCCTCCAGGCCATGCCGCCCCGCGGGGCGCCGTGGATCGTCGGCCGGCACGCGCCGGGCGGCACCGAGGGATGCCAGATGGGCCATGCCCGCTTTGGCGTAGCCGCGGCTGATATGGGCGAGCTTGGCCATGTCGCCGGAAGACAGGGCCGCGTCGCTGGCGGCCAGGCATTGCGACAGGAGCACCAGGGTCTGGCGCGGTGGGCAGCGGGTCATGAGTTCACCTCCGGACGGTGGGGTTTCGGTTGGTTGGAACGGGTGGCGGCACGGGCCGCCGCACGGTCTGCGGCGTCCGGCCCGAACGACGTGGTGGGCGCCGACTCAGGCGGCGCCTTGGCGGGGCAGCTCTGGCAGGCGCGCCAGTGCCCCACCTCGGAGGCTGCGAGCGCCCGGTAGGGGCGGGCCGCGTAGGCGCGGCACTCGGCGGGCGCCAGGCTGCGGCCCAGGTGCGGGCAGTCGACGCGGCACAGGTTGGCGTTGACGCGCTCGACGAACCGCAGCGGCACCGGGTTGATGTGGCCGCTCATGACGCGGCTCACGTAGACGCGGCTGACGCCCAGGAGCGTGGCCACTCCGGCCTTGCCCTGGGGGTTGCCTCTCACGGCCTCCTCCAGCGCGCGGCGCCAGGCGGGCAGCGGGGCGGGGACGGGCAGATCGGCGTCGCCTTCGGCTTGGGCCCCAAATCCCCCCCTACCCCCCTTTTGCAAAGGGGGGCTGGAAGCCTGCGCGCCGGGGGTGTTCTCCCCCCCCTTCGACGAAGGGGGGCCGGGGGGGATTTGCTCCAGCTCCATCGGCATGGTCACGGTGTCGGCGTCGTCAATCACGGGTATCCTCCTGTTCGCCCTGTTGAAGGGATTGAGAAATCAAGGTGTCGGTGTTCGGGTCGCGCAGGGCGACGCCGCAGCGCTGGACCACGGGGGCCAGCGGGCCCAGGTCGCGGGCCAGGCGCCAGGCGTTGAGCTCGGCGCGGGCATGGGCGCGGGCCAGCACGCCGCAGCGCTCCATGGCGCGGATGTAGGCGCGCAGGTTGTGGGCGGCGTTGCGCTCGCTGCCGTCGGCCACGGTGTGCAGGAGGTCCAGCAGGCTGAAGCTGGCACGCTCCCTCATCACCCACCAGGCACGCACGCGCAGGGGGCGGGCATGGTGGTGCCGGGCCTGGGACGGCAGGTGGCGGCCATGGCTGGTGCGGCTCATCACTGCAGCTCCCACTCCAGCGCCAGGCTGGCCACGCTGGCGCCCTGCTTGGGGTGCCACTGCGGGATGGTGATCAGCCGCAGGGCCGCTCGGTCGCCCACGCGCAGGCGCAGGCTGGGCGCCAGCAGCGGCACCACCGGGGCCATGGGGTAGCCGGTGACGCCCGCGGCGGTGAAGGCGACGGACACCGGGCGGCGCTCGTCCGTGCTCCAGGTCCAGCCGGCGTAGGCACCCCAGCGCGCCAGGGAGTTGCGCAGCACGCCCAGGGTGGGGCCGCCGTGCTCGTCGCCCAGGCGCAGGTAGGCGCCGGGGGTCACCCACTCGTAGCGGCCCCCCTCCGGCCGGCCCTGGTCGTGCCAGGTCAGGGTGTGCGCGCCCAGGGTGAGCGGCTGCGCCGGCGCCGGGCTGCAGGTGGTCATCAGCAGGCA